TACATGGGAGACAAATAGGTCATCCAGCCGGCCTGAACAACACCCCCTTGGTCATAAGCAGCAAGAGGCTTGCTGACCGTAATACCAGAGGAAAGGTTCAGAGCATCTCCGTTCAAGAACTTGGAAAACCGCTTCAAAAGTTGGCGAAATGACTTCAGGCGCTGGCGGGGAAGGGGACTAGGAGTCTGAACGGCTTCAGAACCCGCCCCGATGGCCACCACGGACTCAGTTTCCTCAGCGGTCACGGGTCCAGGCGTGGTTCCATTGTCCATCTCATTCACAATATCCACGGTGATGGGGTCCTTCCGCCTGCGAGCACAGCCATCGCGCCAGGCCTTAGCCCGACTCGAGAAGCTCCCGCTGTGGCGGGCGGCGACGCGCTTAATTTGCGGGCGAGCGGTGTCATAAAGGGTGTCACTCCCCACGTATTCATTGCAAACCCCGCTGGTTTTCCAAAGGGCGTAGCACTCTGCATAGGAAATGAGCTGCGCCTTAACACCTGCACTCAAGAGCATGCTCTCACACTCAGCACGCCAAAGCTTAAAAGCCTCAGGGCCAGAGGAGAACGTGCGACGAAGCGAGTCATTGACATTGTCAACGATCGCCGCGGCCGCGGGGAGAGTACTGTTGATATACAACAAGGACTTCGCTCTTTTGGCAGGGTCAACTTTAGCCGCATACTGGCAAGGCGGAACATGATCCACACGAGTGGTGGTGTTGCTAAGGAAGCTCAGCTCCAAGACGGAGACTAATTTCTCGGAGGCATGTTCCTCCTTGGAGGCAGGCGTGAACTTGATGCCATAACCTCGGAAAAACTTCTGCACGCTCAGGGCATTAAAAATACTCCCCAAACTCGGATTCACCGCCAGCATAAGATCATCACCCCAGTATTTCTCGGCGACCCAACGATTGAAGGCCTCCAGGGTAGCGTATTCCGGTTTGTTCGCTCTCATGATGCCCAACCAGCACAGGCGAGTTAGAAGGGCGTTGAGTTCCGTGTTGAGGATTGCGGTAAGCCAATTGCCCGTGCTGTTCCCGAAGAATCTCTCAATAACGTGCGGACCGACGAGAACATAGTGATGGATCAGAGACCGAAGTAGGCCCTCGCGGATCAAAGCATCTTCCACGTTGAGTTCGCCCTGAGCGTAGAACCGCTCAAAACGGGCACGCAGAGCTCCCATCAACTGCTGGGTGAGGAAGTCCTGGAAGCCAGAGTAATCACCGTCAAACCCAACCGGTGAAACAGTGAGCATCCGGCGGATCAGGAAATCCCAGTCCTCCGAATACATATTCATACCCACGCCAGAGTAAGTGCTCCGATGGATGCTGTGGTAGAAATTAACAAAAGCTCCGAAGTAAACCTTTAGGGCAATGTTGTACTCAACCGGCAGCACGTCAATCTCCCGGGCGTTCTTAACGGTTGCCTCGGCGCGTTTCCCATCCGGACCAACGCTCGCAGGGGCCACAGCGCGAAGCTCATCCTTAGCTGCCAACATAGCGACCAGAGTGTACATTTTTCCACCACGAACGGTGGCGATCAACTCATGGTAGAGGCGAAGCAGCTTCTCAGAGGCAATGCTCCACTGCCCGTCCTCGGCTTGAGCAAAGAGAAACTTCTTGCCTTTCTCGCCGACAGGTCGGTCCTCCAGGTGACCATAACCCGGCGACGTCGACATGTCCAATCCCTTAAGAGCAGGGAAGCTGTCGCCAGGGTTAAGCGCCTCATGCAAGGACAGAGCCCGCCGGGGGCCATTCCAGTCATTGGCCCCGGTCTGAACATGCATGTCCAAAATCGCCAGAGCGACGTCGTCGTGAGGGAAAAGACCAACGGGGTTCCCCCCTTTGGCGAGAGCCTCAAGAGCCACGGTGACGGGGCTAGTAGTCCGTCGAGGATCTGAAGGATCTCCAAGGTAGGCCGGCTGATAAGAAGCG